ATAGATATTTTCTTTAACATTAAAAACCTGCTTTATACTAGGATTACTTTGAGTAGGTCCGCTAACAGAAACACTAGGAACTGGCGCAGCTGCAAAATAACCACCAGAATTAATAGGAACTGGCATTGTGCTTGTAGGTAGTACTGCAGCTACCGAATTTAGATTAGCATTATTGATCTTTGAATTGCTAGTTTTTAACACTATATTTGATTGCAAACCACCACGATAAAGCCTTGAAGGATTGTTGCTTTTGCTAACAACTATGTAATATACCATTATAATAACTAACAAGCCAAACACTGCAGATACACCAATTAAAATAAAATTAGGTTCGCCTGTTATTTGTGGATAAAGCATTTTAAATTACTTGATAGGAACTATGACGTATTACTATTATTATATAACAAATAAAAATTAAGGAACCTAGGTTCCTTAAAAACTTCCTCTTTCTTTTAGAACTTCCTCTTTCTTTTTAGAACTTCCTCTTTCTTTTTAGAACTTCCTCTTTCTTTTAAGAACTTCCTCTTTCTTTTAGAACTTCCTCTTTCTTTTTAGAACTTCCTCTTTCTTTTAGAACTTCCTCTTTCTTTTAGAACTTCCTCTTTCTTTTAGAACTTCCTCTTTTTATTAAAAAAAAACTTTTTCTTTCAACAAGTCTATTGAGTTGTTGGTTTAGCTGGAACTATGATAGAATAACATATAAGCATTTTTAGAATTAATTGCGTCCTTATCACTAAGATGTGATACCCGGGCATCATTACATTGCATCCAACCCTGACTGAATCTTCCATTCCCATTTGCCAAAGCATAATCCCTGATGAAGGAATAATAATGCCCACCATCCATTAATCCAATATGATTAATTACACCATATAATTCATAAGCGCCTTCTTCACCCGAACATAAATATTTAGTTAATTTTAACATACTAGGATATTCAATAAACTTATTAACCTTATACAAAGAATTTCCCATTTGAGTATATCTTTTTAGTTTGATAATAATGGTCTTTGGTCGTGTTAGTAATTTCTTATCTTGTCGATTATTTACAGAATTACCACATTTTGCGCATTTATAGTCAATTGCTTCAACCTTAAAATAATCAGCAATACATTCATCCAATGTTAAATTGGGGTTGCTTTGCCAATCATCAGGTAGATTTACACACATAATATCATTTGGGCTTACATCATAAGATATATGATGGCAATTATTACATTCTATACACGTAAGCATATAATAGTAGAAATTCTTAACAAACATTGAAAAATCATTTTCATATCTTTTCTTAAAATGTTCTAAATATAATTTCAAATATAATTTTTCTGGCTCATAACCAACTGGTATATCTATTTTAACAGTGCTCGACTTTGCAGTATGAATTCTATCAAGAAGATATACTAAAAATTCGTGTGGGTCATTCTGTTCACCACTAAATAAATGGGCGAATCCAGATTCTTTAGTGATATCACTTGTAATGGAAAGAAATGTAGAACAACTTTCAACTGATTTGCGCCTTGTTTGCAATCCTACTATTATGTCTTTGAAACATATATATATATAGAAATCCGCACATTTCTTAGAAATCCTAGATAATAAAAGTCTCTCAGGTTCTGGTATAGATTCATTAGTTTCTAGAAGAGTTTTAATAGCATCAGGTAATATATCCGTTTTTAACCTGTTTAAATCATATTTTTTAATTAGATTTATCATATCTTCATCATCATTCCTGTATTTTTCTATAAATCCGTGTATAAATGGACTTACTGCTAGACATTGCATTACAGAATTAATAAAACATTCATTTCCATTATTTGCTAATCCTGGTCTCAATGCAAAATCCATTAAATTAGTATTAGGTATAACTTCCATTATAATTTCCACATCTGTTTCATTTTGCATATCCGCCATCTTTTTGAAGACCTAATCTATATTAAAAGTAAATTATTTATTTAATTTTATTATCCGCTAAATTATTTCAATTTTTTATTTGTTTTAAGTTTTTTGTTTTAAGTTTTAATATAAAAAGAATTATATATACTTCTTATAAATTTCCTATACATATATTTCAAAATGGAACAAAATATAGTTATAGAGCGTCATTATTTAACACCTCAGATGTATAGAGAAATATATCTAGGATATCCATATTATTTTACCAATAGATATCCACAACCACAACCACAACTACAACCACATTCATATAGTCCCTTTATTAATCAAAATCCAATATTAGCACCTAGCAATAATCAAGGTTTGCCAGTATTTCATCAACCAAATATAAATACTAATACACTAAATCAAACTAATAATAATGTAGCGCAAAATAATAATGTAAATAGAAGCACGCATACACATACTACTACAAATAATAATCCTGATACTTTATTATCTAATCCGCCAGGGTTAGGTAATCCGCAAGCATCTGCTGAAATTAGAAATCTAATTAATAGCCTAATTAATAACAATACACCTTTTCAACTAGAGGTATCTACTTTACCTATTACGCGTATTTTGAATCAATTTCGAACAACAATAAATGCCAACGAAGATAATGATAACAATAATTCTAATATAAATCTTGCAAATATTAATAATATTTCCAGTGTAAATGTATTTAGTTCTTTAAATATTAATACAGCACGCTCAAATACTAATTCAACTGCTAATTCGAATACTACCGAAGAAATATGTTCTATTTGCCAAACAGATTTCGAAGATCCCGATATTGTGCGACGTTTAAATAATTGTGGTCATTTATTTCATTTAAATTGTGTAGATACTTGGTTATCTAATCATAGTACTTGTCCTACTTGCAGGAATGAACTAACTGAAAATATGACTGAAAATATGACTGCAAATAATGCTGAAGACCAAGATGAAGATGACGACGAACTCTATGAAGACGAAGACGACGAAGAAGGAGAAGACGAAGAAGACGAAGAAGACCAAGAAGATGATGATGAAAGTCAAACATGCCAACATTATTGCAATTGTCATGAAGATTATACCGATTGCGAAGACGATGAAAACACGGAGGATGATGAATTACCAAATAGCAATACTACATATACTCTACTTACAAGCAATCATATAGTAGATTCGCAAGCAAATAATAGTTCAAATTCATCACAATCAGCAAGTCAAGCCGGAATAATAAATAATAATTCCAATATACATATTTTTACTTCTAGTAGTATATTTGGAGGTGATAGTGTACCCGGAACAGCTTTCGGTGAATTTCAAAATGATATAAATCATATTATCAATCTAGGAACACCATTAATTAATACTATAATGGGAACAAATAATACATCATCGCAACTTAATTCAACACATATCAACGGTCAAGTAAATAATATGATTAATGCAATAAATCCTTTACTAGCAGCCTTTAGTAATATGATAATAAATGGCGCTAATAACAATCAACGATCATAGCTTTATTCTTAATTATGATAGTTTTGTAGTCTAGTGCGTTTTTGCTATAATCCATTAATATATATTAATAATACAAATACACATATAAATACAAATACAAATATAAATACAAATACAAATATACATACACATACAAATACAAAATGTCATACGATAATATAAACTGGAGGTATAATATACCTATTGGCTCTAAAATTATTATTGATGATAAATTGGAATTATATATATTCTACGGATACAATTTTAATCAATCCATCGCATCGTGCTTCCCTGTTAATTCCACGTGTATGATTGATAAGATGATATACGTTCCTATTAAAGCTATTTTATCAATTCATAACACAAATTCTACACTGATAGAAAAAGAAATGGAAAATAAATTAAAAATAAATTAAAAACAAATTAAAACTATAAATAACACTGGATCAAAATAACACCGAATCAAAATATCCGGCGCTAAATATTTAGGAATTACTAGGAAGCATATTACGCAATCTTTCTAGAATCAATCCACTAAATCCAAATGCAACTGTATCTAGATTGCCATACATTTTAAATCCCAATGAATTAGAATCTCCATACACGACTTCTCTAAAGTAAACATTCCCCTTTTTCTGCATAGTTTTTAGTCTTTCAGTATCCTGAATAAGTTTATAGCATTCAGTATATATATGGTTCCAGGTATGAATACGGGTATCAAATGCTAGTGCAACTCCTGCATCTTCCCATAATACGTCGAATGGTGCACTAAAATCATCTATAAGAACGGGAATTGAGCCACATGCTAGAGCTTCTACAATACGCATACTACTATTTCCATTGCCCTTGGGACATAGGCAAAGGAGCGCATCTTCCATTGTCTCATATGATTTATATGCTGTTTTTTCTATATCTTCTTGTGTAGGCTTGTTTTTATTATTTAAACGCCATCCCCAATAATCATTATTTTTTTCAATTAGACACGACATTTCCGGAGTGCGTGATTTTGAAAAATAATCATACATAGCTTCTCGCATTCCATTCCATATAGTTCCTTTAAAATAAATATCTATATAGCGCTTCCGGATTTGTGTAAATCCACGGCCTATCTTTTCATAATATTTAAATATTGCAGGATTGGAAACGAATATTTGTGTTTGGCGTACAGCTAATCCACTAGGTTTCACTGCATTACTGAACCAAATACATTCATCATTAATATGGACTGATTGGTCGCCACTTAAGATGAATACTAGCTTGTTGCGAGGAAAAGTAGCTAATATTTTCATTATAACTGGTACCGGATCGCCATTACTTTCATAGATAATATAATCTGCATCATCCACTCGGGAGACTTGTTCTATCGTATCCTTATATAAATGCACCCATTCTGCTGATATCGAATTTAGAAATCCAAGTTTTAATTTACGGGATTTGGATTCTTGAGATAGAGCCATGTTGTTGAGATTTGCTAGTGATATATTGCTAGCGATATAGTTTCAATTAGTTTTTATATTCTAAATAAAACAATAAAATAAATATAAACATTTAGTTCTAGCATCTTGTATCGAATTATTTGCTATTAAAAACTTTATCTAGGATGGCAATTACTAATAAACCCGTCCGTATAGCGATTGATTCCATTTTTTTTAATATGCCATATAGCGGTATATCTAGAGTGTGGGAAGGTATTTTATCACATATAGAATTAGACTTTGACTCGCTAGAGGTTGAATTAATTCTTCTCATCCGTGGAAAAGATATACCCAAGAACATAGCTAAAAGCGGATTTCATACTAGATTTCCATCATCTAAAATAATCCATATCAATGAGTTTGCATATCCAATAATGCAACAAGACGTAGATTATTTAAATCAACTAGCACACCAACACCAATGGGATTATTTCATATCCACTTATATGACTTATTGCACCGTAATTCCTAATATTCTTCTAGTTCACGATATGATACCAGAAATCTGCAATCTGGTTATTAATCATATGTGGATTCAAAAAGACCTTGCCATTCGTAATGCCTCTCAATTCATATGTATTAGCAATACCACTAAACACGATTTAATACGTATATACCCATATCTAGCTACAGAATCGTATCCTATTACAGTAATTCATAATTCCATAACTATGGAACCTAACCTAGCAAATACTCCAGAGGCAGAACAGTTCTACCAAAATATTCTTATCAGTCGAGGGATACAATCTAAACAATATATTCTAACAATAGCCACCAACCAAGAAGCCTATAAAAATCAGTTGCTTATAAAAAGCTTGCTAGATAAGTATCAAAGCCAACTAACCCAAAAACTTGGTTGCCCGGTGCCTTTAGTTGTAATTACTAAGAATATTCCGGGTTCGAGTAGTATTATTGCAAACGGTGCATTACTATTATCAGATGTTCCAGAGTCCGGTTTGCAAGTGTTATATAAAAATGCAGCGGTATTTGTTAATCCTAGTTTAGCAGAGGGATTTGGTCTTCCGGTGTTTGAAGCTTTTTCACATAAAGTGCCGGTTATCACCTGCAACTTGCCAGTGTATGAAGAATTATGTCCTGGTGCTATTACTTATACTGAGAATGATGTCGATGACCTTTTTCAAAAGATTATGTATGTTTTAAAAGGCAATGCTACTATTCAACGACGGATTGATACTGGAACGGCGTGCCTAACTAGATATACTTTGGAAAAACAGATATCTAGCTATCGGAATTTATTTATATCCCTATCAAGATCAGGATCAAGATCAGGATCAAGATCAATATCACAAAATAGCCAGAGTGATGTAGAAGCGTTTCTAAATATTATATTTCAATCCTATCCGGAATCTAATCCCGCTAGAAGGGTGGAATTAGAACATTGCATCCTAGCAAACCTAGCACATCCAAGTGTCAAATACATACATGACTTTTCAGGAGAATCAACCGAATATCTCCCTATAAGCATTACTAGTCATCCTAAATACATCCATGTTCCAAGCGTAGAATCTAATAATGGCGAATGGCTAACTTATAAAACTGCATTTACTTATTCTAGCAGCATTGAAAATACTAAACTTTTTGGTATATATTGGGCGGTTATAAATTGTGATATAATGATGGCATCTATACCATCAACTAAATGGTCGCTAATTCGTGGATGGTTAAATTCTAGATATATTCTAGCACAATCACGCCATGAATATGAACCGGTTTCTGGCACTGCTAAAATGGATGCCAATTTTTCCAAGTTAATGCACGCTAATACTCAGGATGCCTGGTTCTATTCCACCGAAAAAGCACTAGAGATAAAAGAATGTGATTTTAAAATTGGTATGCTAGGATGTGATAATGCTATTGCGCAGCGTTTGTTATCTAGTGGATATAAAGTAATCAATATGCCGAGCACATTCCCAATTTGGCATTATGATATTGTTCGAGGAAAGAATAGTACCAATTTTTTAGAGAAACATACTGGGGCTAGTGGTGATTCTAGTATAAAACCTAAAAACACACATCCAGAACGGGCAGGGCAAGCACTTATACCTAATTATGATGCTATGATGGAAACCGGCGGAGGAACTAATATCAATGTCATTGCATTAATAAATCAATTGGGTGGTATTAGTAATTGGGAAAAATATAAACTTATTGCAGAGATGATGTCTAGCAGGATTTTAATAATAAATCCATAATCCCCATAATCCCCATAATCCCCATAATCCCCATAATCCCCATAATCCCCATAATCCATAATTGCTATATTCTCATATAAATGAGCGTTTATTTTGTTTTAATTGTTATTGTTATTTTGTTTTTGTTTTTGTTATTTTTCTTAACTTTCTTATAAAAAAATATAGAAACCTTATTGCCTAACACTGACGTGTCGATGTAATAGAATTAGACAAGTACAATATCCCGACCAAGTGAACCACGGCGACCACTCTTCTTCGATGGGTGTCGTTTCTCGTGTTTTGTGGGTGTGTTTTGCTTTTCTTGTATGGCAATAGCATTTGCCTTCTTAGTAAGCTTGGCAGCACGGCGCTTTTGTCTCTTTGTTTGTTTCTTCTCATAGTCTCGAGTAGCTTGCTTTCGCAAATCGTAATTAGGGTCAGGGTCATTCCAATACCCCACTGCAGAACTATAATCGTCACAGGCTTCTTCAAGAGCTTTTTTAAGAGCGTCATTAGGAAGAGGATCATCGTCAAAATTGCCATATTCATCGGTCATAGTGATGCAACGAGAGCCATCAGTGCTATTAGTGCAATTAGGGCAATCAGTGCTATAAGTGCAATAAGTGCCATTGCTATTTAGATATGGGGGGGAGACAAAATTTAGAAAAGGAAGAAATTCGTTGAACTGAGGAACAGGAGGATTTTCAATCACATTCGGCGGGTTAGTATCCTCTTCCTCCGCTATGGTGTAAATATCGGGCGATCTGTTAAAAACCATTTTCAAGATGAAGATGCAATACCTTATTCAAAAGGGTTAAATACTCACATTATTAGGGATATTCATAAATCAATTTTTCATACATTCTATCATTTTTTCCATTTTTTCCTATTTTCCTATTTTTATATATCTAGCGATATAATATTTATCAGATTTTTAAGAAACTCATCATTCATATTAAGTTTATAATATATCGAATAATTTATCATATCAAGATAGATAGATAATTAAATAGTTATATTAAAATGACCTCTAGAATGTCTTATGATAATGCGCTATGCATAATCCATGAAGGTAAATATTATCCACAACCTACTAATCATGCTGGGTTGTCCGTGCATCCAGTTTTCTGTGATTATTGTGGTCGCGGAGGATTAGGTGGTAGTTGGAAAATTCAAGATACACCAGAATGGGATTTATGTATGCAATGTTATGTTAGTTTACAACATCAACAAAATAATGAATTGAATAATAACCATCAACCCGCTTTTCATCCATTAATGCCTGATTTGCATTTACAGCCACACAAACAAAATGAAATAAATAGTTGGAATGTGGCTAGTGGTAGTATTGCTGATTATAATCAAATATGGAATCAAGATACCGGTATTCCTAATTCATACGCAAATATAATTATTGATGATTCTAGAAATAATCATACTAGCACAATCAATAAATTAAATGCACGGGAATATAATAATCATCCGCGATGGTAAATTCTATTAAATTAATTTTTTTTATGAGCCCACCCCTTATATTTTCATGAGCCACCCATGTTTAAATTTTTTTAATTTTTAAATATGATTATATATTACACCAACCGAAAAGAAAAATGAGACAAAATTTTAATTATACAGTCTAAAACTATGTTTTAAATATTTTTCTAAATGTTCTTTTTTTATTTTATTTTTTATTATATCAATTAATACTTTTTCAATATCATCTACTGTTTTAGGACTTTCTTTTTTAATATAATGTTTTAATTGACTAAAAAATTCCTCTATTGCGTTTGTCGCCGGATTATATGCAACTGAATATAATAACTTATTACCAGTTGACTCAATTAGATCTTTTATTTTATGTGACTTATGAATAACTGCATTATCCATTATAATTAAATGATTTTTATATTTATCCTTAATATATTTATTTAAAAAATCAAGTATATTTGTTGTTTTTAAACCACCTTTTACATCTTTATATAAAGTGCATCCAACAATTTTATCATAACTTATAGCACACAATAAATTATATCTTTTGAAAGGGTATATATTTGTTTTTTTAACACATCTTGAACCACTTCTACATCTTCCATATGGTTATGTCATATTTAAGTATATTGATGTTTCATCTAAACAAATTGTTTTATCATATTTAAAAGTTTTAAGAGTATTATAAAAATTATTTAAAGTATTTTCTTCCTGACCAATTACTTTTTCTGGATAATATTTACTTCTTAATCTTTTTCTTGTTATTTTATGTGTTTGTAAAATATTATGAATACTACTATCAGATAAATCAACTTTAAATTGTTCATTTACTAATTTTGATAATTCCCATAAAGTAATAGTTGGATTATTTTTTACTTTATCTTTAACAAAAATCTCAATATCTTGTGTAATTTTAATATTTTTATTACTTCTTATTTTTCTACTCAAAATTTTATCTTTTTTATATTTCTTTGCCCATCTATATAATGATTGATATTTACAATTAAATATTTTACAAGTTTTACGGATTGCATTTTTACTTTTTAAATAATGTTTAACTGCTGATAATTTATAATCTAATGAATGATGTTTCATAATTTAATTTAAAGAAAAATTGAAACTTTTAATATATTATAGTATTAAAAAATGGATATAATAGATGATAATAAAATGGAATTATTAATCAATAAAAA